CCGGCTGGTGGCTGGCTTGCACCATCGAGTTCGATGAAAGCATCGTCAACCAGGCTCAGGTGATCGACTCCACACGGGAGGCCGGCGCCATCATCGGCCTGGGCGACTGGCGACCGAAGTTCGGCCGTTTCACTGTCGAGGTGGTTTGATTTTTCGTGGCACGGCTGGTCCAGGCGCGGCAAGGCAAGGCGCGACCAGGCTTAGCAAGGCAACACGCGACCCGGCGCGGTATCCGGGACAATTTTTCGGGGTCGGGCCCGGCATGCAAAGGCCAGGCCGGGCCGGGTATGGCCGAGCAAGGCAACACGTCACTGGGTACGGTAACCCAGACAATTTTTCGGGGATAGGTGAGGCACGGCGGTGCGAGGCCGGGCGAGGCACGGTCCGGCGTGGAACGGCTCGGCGTGGACGGGCCTGGCAAGGCATGGCAACAACGCTTTCCGGTGTGCGGTAACACCGGGCAACTTTTACAACATGGAAACACAAGACATGATCAACGAAGAAGAGGTCCGGCGCCTTCCGCTATGGAAGGACTGGATCGAACGCAACGAGCACCGGCTGGCCTATGGCCTGACTGTGACCACCGAGGAAATGGAAGCAGCCCTGGAGGAGAAGATCGGAACCGTGGAATTCAATATGGCAATCCTTAACATTCGGATAGTGCTGCGGCACCGAGGAATGAACTTCAGCCAGCGGGGCTTGAGCGGGGCTGGCTTCCATATCGCGCCTCCCAACACCAATGCCGAGGAAATGGAGCGCATGAACCGCGTGGCAGTAAACAGCCTCACGGCCTCGGTGATCCTGGGCACCAAGACGAACCTTAACCTGCTGTCGGAATGCGAAAGGAAGAGGCACGAGGCCGTCACCGAGAAGATGGCGCATCGTGTAGCCCTCCTGGGCAGAACATCATCCAGCCTCGGCCAGGAGATCGCTAACAAGCTCATTCAATGACCAAACCCAAAACCATCAACGTGACACCAACCACCCACCAAAAACTGCGAGCCTACTGCATTGCCAACGGCCTCAAGATCCAGGCGGTGGCCGACCATGCGATTCAGGCCTGGCTGCGAAAGGCTGCTAAGTGAAACGGATCTTGGCCATTGACCCAGGGATGTCTGGAGGCCTGGCGCACTACGCCGGCAACCGGGTCACCCTCGAGCCCATGCCGACGACCGACAGGGACATCCGAGATGTCCTGGTCAACTACCTGTCGCAGTCGGATGTCTGCTACATCGAGAAGGTCGGCGGATACATCGGCGGCAAGGGAGCACCAGGCAGCGCCATGTTCCAATTCGGTCGCAATGTCGGCTTCCTGCATGGCCTCATCGCCAGCATGAACACCAGGTGCATCGAGGTGACACCACAGCGCTGGCAGCGGACTTTGGGTGCAGGAACCAGCAAGACGCATGGAACGCGCTGGAAGGGCCATCTGAAGGGCTTGGCGCAGCAACGGCAGCCTTCACTCCACATTACTCTAAAAACGGCAGATGCGGTGCTTTTGTTGGAGCACGCTCTGATTGCGGAGGGCGTCAAGTGAGCGACAGGATACTAGACGTAGAACACGAACTAGCCGATGCCCACGACCGCATTCGATTGCTTGTTGCAGAGCGTAACACCGCACGGCTTCAAGCCGATCAAAGAGTCAGCCTCCGCGAAGAGTTCCGAGAATTGCTTGGAACAGACGAAATCGAGCAGGGAGTGGTTGTTGTGCGTGGGTTACAAGACCGCATCAAGCGGTTGGAAGAGGCGGGGGAATCCGTGAATGACGCGATCATGTCAGTGCAGGATTGGAACGGCACACACGTTGGAGACTGCTTGGACGCATGGCGCAAAGCCAAGGAGGCCAAGCCGTGAGCGATCATATTCCTGACTTCACGAAAATGATCAGCGACACGCCCATCTCTGACAGCACTCCGCACAACGTCGCCGACCTCGGTATGCTGTGCCGTAGATTTGAGCGATTCGCAGCGGGGCGACAGGCGTACATCAATCAACTGGAAGCAGAGAATGACGCACTCCGCGCTGATCTATTACTGTGGAACGAGAAGGAGGTAAAATGAAAGACAGCTTCGCCTTCATCTACGTCCACAAAACCAACGGAGCTATCCGAGTGGAAAGTCTAGAGACAGCGCGACGTATTAATAACAGACCAGAGTGGAAGCACGTCAGCACGATCAACGCCCACGTCTGCCTTGAGAATATCCTCACAGCATCAACCCGACAACGAACGCAATACATCAAGGATCTGTTGAAATGAGCGAGCAATACCTGCACGACCTGCCGGAAGACCACCGGCTGCGGAACGTCGCCATTCAGGACATCGATCTTAAGATCCGGTGCCGTCACACTGGGACGACTCGCAATCCTCGCCTGTGGAAGATCAAGCACGACACCTACAACCGCCTGGGCGACTCTTGGAAAACCAACTTCGACTTCATTATCCAATGAGAGACTTTGATGTAGCCTCCACAATGATCGAATACGGCGGGTCATTCGTTCGCAAACTAGGCGCCGCGGCGCTGGTGGCCGATTTAGAGAACCTGGCAAAGATCAAGGCCACCTGGCCCGACTACTGGTCGCAGTATGACAGAATGGCAAAACAACTTTCGGAGGTTGAAAAGCAATCCTCCAAGTAAACAACAACAACAACACAACACAGCAACAACATGGGTATCACAGTATCAACGAAACAAACAGGCGGCACCTTCACACCGTGCCCTGAGTACACCGGCCGCGCGGTGTGCGTCGACATCACACCACTAAAGACCTATGAGACCGAGTATGGGCCAAAGCAAAAGTTTAAGATCGCGTTCGAGATCGATCTCCTGGACAAGACCCGCAACCCGGTGCAGCCCTGGGTGGTCATGACGGCGCCGATGACCGCCAGCCTGCATGAGAAGGCCGGCCTGACCAAGTTCCTCCGAGATTGGCACGGTCGGGCCCTTACCGCCGAGGAGACCACCAGCCTCGACCTGGACAGCCTCATCGGCCGACCAGCCACCGTGGTGATCGTCCATGAGCAGAGCCAAGACGGCACCAAGACGTTCTCGAACATCAAATTGATCATGGCTCACAAGAACGGCGAGCCGCTCAAGCCCTCGGGCCTGTGGATCCGCATGGAAGACAGGCCGCCCAAGGATGACGACCAGGTGAAGACGGTGGTGCCGGCTACCGCGGCGCCGGTCAAGATCTCGGATGTGAAGGTGCACGTCGGCAAGTTCAAGGGCGTGCCGATCTCCGAGCTGACCGACGACGCTGTGCGAGGCCTGAGTGAGCACTGGTTACCAAAGGCTAAGGTCAGCGCCGGAAAGAGCCCCGAGGACATCCTGTTGATCGCCGCGGTAACCAAGCGCTTGCAGGAGATCGAGGCCAAAGATCAACCCGACTTCGACGACGTGCCCTTCTAATGAAACCCAGGAAGCCCTACGTCAAACTGGTCGACAAGGTGCCCGAGGTGGTACGGATGCGCTCCGAAGGCAAGACCCTCGAGGAGATCGGGAAGCACTTTAACCTGTCTCGCCAGCGCATTAAACAGATCGAGCAGTCGGCCGAGATGCATGAGGAGATCCTTCAGCTATGGGGCTTCCCGTTCTCTGTGCGGACGTTCAATACATTGGAGCGCCTGTGCATCAAGAGCCGCGACGAGGCCTTGCAACTCTACAACACCGGCCACCTTAGACCAGGAGCTGTCCGCGGATTCGGGTGGGTCTCCTATCATGAGATCTGCGAATGGCTCGAAGTACCGACAACCCGGGAGCCAATCAACTTCCTCGTCTGCCCGCATTGCGGCAAAAAAATCTGACCACCTTCCGGCAGCCTGTTGCTGTCGGGGACTCGTAGTGCCGGGGGCGCGCATCGGCCGACAAACGCGCATTAATTCCAAACAACTCTGACAAATGCCAGCCAACCCTAACATCTATTTCGACATTGAGACCGGGCCTCTACCGCTCGAGCAGCTCAACATCCCGCCCTTCAACCCGGCCGACGTGAAGCTCGGCAACATCAAGAACCCCGACCTGATCGCCGAGAAGCTCCAGAAGGCCGAGGAGAGCCACACGGCCGACTACATCCGAAACGCCGCCCTGGATGCCTTGTCGGGCCAGGTGCTGTGCATCGGCTACCGGGTCGACCACCAGGAGCAGAACATCCTGTGCGCCGATGCCGATGGTGAGGCCCACCTGCTGCGACAATGGTGGGCGCTGCTCAACTACTACGAGCGCCAGCCCCAGCTCATCGGCTTCAACATCAAGGCCTTCGACCTGCCCTTCCTGATCAAGCGGTCCTGGCGCCACAAGATCATGCCGCCCTACTGGTTGCGGAACGGCCGTTACTGGTCTGAGCTGGTAGTCGACCTTCGGGAGGTGTGGCAGCTCGGGGACAACCGGGCTCACGGCAGCCTTGCGTCGATCAGCCGGCACCTGGGACTCGGTGAGAAGAGCGGCAACGGCGCCGACTTCAGCCTGCTGTGGAACACCGACCGGCAGGCCGCCATCAACTACTGCCTCCAGGACGTGAAGTTAACCCAGGCGGTGGCCGACATCCTGATGCCGGCTTACTGAGGGCTGGACATCGACCAGGATGCCAGATAGGTAGAGACCGTCAGCGTGAGCCGTAGGAAGCGAGCGCAGGCACCACAAGAGAGACCATGTTCAACCAACTTTTCCCCGTCCGTACCGTGCAACGTCGCGCCGTTTCTCCGCGAGTTCCTACCACGGTGCGTGACGGGGTCTCTGTTTGAATTATGAGTGAAGAAAACAAAACAAGAAAGGCACCAGCCTTTCAGTTCTATGCTGATGACTTCCTGGCAGGGACCATGACCATGACCAACGAGGAGCGTGGTGCCTACATCAGCCTGCTCTGCCTCCAATGGTCCAAAGGCTGCGTCACTGAACTCGACATCCAGCGGATATGCCTGGGTATGCCAACGCATTGCCAAGGCATATGCCAAAGCAAGTTCCAGCTTGGAGATGACGGCCACTACCGGAACAGCCGTTTAGAGGTCGAACGGTCCAAACAGAAGGAAAGAAGCGAAAAACAGAGGGATATTGCCAATTTACGGTGGAACAAGAATGCCAAGGCAATGCCAACGCATTACCAAGAAGATGCCGAAGCATATGCCAGATCGATACCAGAATCATGCTCTCCATCTCCATCTCCATCTCCTATAATTAAGATACAGGCGGACAAGCCGCCTTCCACTCGTTTCCAAAAGCCTACGCTTGAGCAACTCAACACCAAGGCTGACTTGATCGGACTGTCTAGAACCGAGGTCGACAAGTTCTGGAACTATTACGAGTCCAACGGTTGGAAGGTTGGAAAGAATCCAATGAAGTCCTGGCCGGCTGCTCTCCAAAACTGGTTGTCACGGGTAAGAGAACTTCCTGGTCTGGTTGGATGTAAAGGCGCGGCCAGCCCCGAGGTCGACTGGAGGAAATCGATATGACGAACGACGTCTTCTATCCAGAGCAGGACGAGCTGGGCATGATCGGCGCCTGCCTCACAGGCAACATCGACACCTGTGCCGATGCCTTGTCCGACGTCAGAAGCGACTGGCTGCTCAACGACAGCCTCCGACTGACCTTCGATGTGCTCCGCGGCATGGTACAGGAAAACCGGCACCCATCGCTCCAGGAGCTCGGTAAGGAATGGCGGAAGGCCTACGGCCAACTGCCCATGCCTTACGATGCCTGGAATCAAGCCATGGAGGCCTGCCCATCACCAGCCAACCTGCCGTATTACGTCCAGGGCATCACCGAGGCCGCCCATCGTCGCCAGCTTAGAGACGCCGGGGACCGCTTAATCCGTGAGTCCGCTGTCCTGACACTCAAGCCGGATCAAATCGTCGCCAATGCCGAAGCAGGGCTCACCATCGATGTCTCTCAAGAGACACTGCAAACCTCGAAGCAGGTGGCCGGATCTTTCATCGACGCAATGCAGGACAGGTTCAATCGCAAAGGCACGCTGTCCGGTATCGCCACAGGCTTCCATTGGTTCGATCACAAGACCGACGGCCTCCAACTCCGAGAGATGGCCCTCATCGCAGCCCGGCCAAGCATCGGCAAGACTGCCATCGCCATCGCCATCGCTCACAGGGCAGCCATCCAGGACAAGGTGCCGACCCTATTTGTCAGCCTGGAGATGTCCCGTGAAGCCATTTTCCGACGGATGGTCTCGACCATTGGAAGCATACCGATGCAGAACCTAAAGAGTGGCGACCTTACCGACGGTGACATGAGGTCCATGACCGCCGCCTCGGCCAAGATCGCAAGCAGCCCCCTGTGGTTCCTCGATGGACCTAGCAGCCACAGCATCGCCAGCATCACCGCCCATGTCCGACGGGCTGTCCGCAAACACAAGGTGCGCCTGGTGATCGTCGACTACATTCAAAAGGTCAAAGCAGCCGACCGCTCAGAGAAGCGCACCTATGAGGTGGCCGAAGTATCCGGCAAGCTAAAAGAGATCGCCGTGCAGACAGGTGTGGCAATGCTCGCCCTGGCTCAACTCAACCGGGAATCCGAAAAGGAGAAGGGCCGTCAACCGAAGTTGAGCGACCTGGCAGACAGCGGGCAGCTCGAGCGCGACAGTGACCTGGTGGCCCTTCTAAACCGTGACAGGACCGAGCCCTCTGGCGAAGCTGCCATCATCATCGCAAAGCAAAGAGACGGCGAATGCGGCCACGTCAAACTCCATTACGAAGGCCAGTTCTGCCGGTTCACCGACCCATCGCCATCCTTCCAATGAAAATACCTTACGACCTCGACCGAGTTAAACTCCTGCATGAAGCCCCCAACCTGGTTGCCCTGGCAATCAAGCGTGGCTGGATGTCCTACCCTCGCAGCGTCAGGCTCAGTGCCTTAGGCACTCCCGTCGTGGTGCTCGAGGAGGAGGAGGACTACGAGATCACCGCAACCGCCCAGGACGCCGACATATGCCGCAAGGCCTACGACCTACGGGAGCGTGACCTAAGCCTCGACGATGTGGCCAAGGCGTGCGGTGTTGCGCGTGGTTCTGTTGCTTACATCATAGCGAAAGGGCATGAGATGTATTTGAGGCAGCAAAGGATAGAGCATAGTACAATAGACACCTCTGTTAAACCTGCAAATATGTAAGGAATCTTTTGCCATATCTCCAATAACAGGTGAACGCGAGACA